GGGAAATTAAAAGAATAACAAGAATTAAAGCACTAACACAAATTCAAAATGAGTATAATCGCAACTTATAAATCAGATATAAACAACCGAGTTTACATTGAAGACAAGAAAGCAACCATCACATTCAATAACGTAGGTTTAATTCTCACACCTAGACTTAGTTCTGCTCTTGACTTACCTAAATCTATCATTGGAGATGCAATAAATAGAGGAGATCTGTTTACAAGAAAGGAATATGACATTGGTCGTCAATTAAACTTATCTGATATCGACATTGATGTTGAGACAGCTGAAAATGGTAAGGTAAAGTTCTTTTTCAATACATCATCTATTGAAGGATACTCTGCTTCCAACTTAACATCGGCTTTTGGGGATCAATTTCACTTAACTTATATGTTGGAAGATGCAACTAAGGTGCCTCATGATATGGTATGTATGGCTCTGTCATCAAAGCAGGAAAGTGAAATTGATATATATAATTTAGGTTTTCCTAGACATTGTACTCCAGATATCATGTTCAAACATGAATCAACTATTAGAGCTTGTGAAGTTAAAACTTACAGACTAAATTCTGGTATCATGAAAAGTGCTGATCAGGCGTTAGCCCAATATCCAGAGATTAATGACTTGATCTACATATCATGCTCCTCAAATAAAATTGTTACAAACTTGACTCTGACTGAAAATGAAGTTGAACATATATGTATTGCTTATAGATTAGGAACATCTGCTATAACAATTGCATCTCATAAGGGAATCAAATCAAGTCGACAAGTTGATTTAGATCTTCGTCTCAAAACAATTAAGAGATCATTAATGGAAATTAAGTGTCACAAAGAAGATGATGATTTACACATTTCTCAGAGTGATTTTATTATTGACGACATTTTGAAGAGTGAAATAAGAGAGAGTAGAGAGGAAATCTTAAGTTTGGCAAAAAATAGCATTTTGTCTAAGACTCTTACTACAAATTCTGCATTGCATAAAAATGAAATTAGGAGAGCAAAAGATTGGTTCTTAAAGAAAATTGAAAATGAAACAACCAATTCTCATTTGTACAAACCAACATCAAAAATTCCATCCATAATCAAGTTTCCCTTTTTCTCTATGACTGGACACACTGATGGGTCAATGTCAGATTTAACAATTGAAGACCACAAAACACCTTATCATTCTCTTTGGAACGCAGTTTTTATGGTAACAAAATGTTCTTTCACAAAGTATCAGGCAGAAGAATTCTTACCTCAAGAAAAATTTGAAGACAAGACAAAAGAAACTTTTCAAAAAATCAATAAGATGAGATCTTCAAAGTACAAAATATTGCCTCATATCACTGAAGCAGATAGAGTCATGTTATCAACTATGGGCATTGAAGGCAAGAAATATAAGAATACTGAGCAAAAGATAGAATCTGATAAAGAGTCTAAGAAATTTGTTCCTTTTGTTACGGAAACAATTCAAGTTGATAATTTCCTTGAGTCATATAAGACATACTACGAAGAGAATGCTTGTCCTTCTCTTTTATCCAAACACTTTTTAAATCTTCACAATCAAGCCAGATCATTGAGTCAAGACTTAAAGGTAGATTCTAGTCTTGAAGAGGTTAAAGCTTTTTCAACAACGCCAATTGGTTCTTTCTCTATGATAATGTCTATGATTTTCCAAGAAATTAACTTGAGTCTGACTAGCAATGCAAAAGGCAAAGAGTTCATTTTAAAGAAAATGAATAATTTACCTATTTTGTTGTTGATCAAACCCACAAATGGAAATTCTAGCATCTTTACATCTATTTTACTTGATAACAGGAGTTATGCTTTCACTACCTACAAAACAAATAAAGTTTTTAAGGATTTCATTGAGATTTCTGATAATGTTTATTGTTCTGAGTTCTTTTCTGTCAATAGGTCAAAACTATCAAATTTGTTGAGTTGTTTTGAAATGTCAACTATGATTCACACTGCATGGAAAGATATCTATAGAGAACCAACAGCAGACACTTATAAGACATCTTTGTTTAACACATTGGTTTACCTAGAGGATAAAAATGGCACATCTAAAGCATTGCAACAATGTAGATATGCGTACATGGAATTATTATCCTCTCCTGAGTGTTCTTTTGGTCCTTTAAAGATATTATCAAAGTTACCAGACAATTTTAGGTCTCCTTTGGAAATATGGGTTATTAAGAAATATTTGGAGAATTTTCCCAAAATGGCTGGAAACATTCAAGGAGATTTTAGTGAGTTTCATGAAGACAATCCGGATGCATTACAAATGGCACAAGAAAACTTTGATGGTTTGATCAATGTTTTTACAGGAGAAAAAATTAAAAATTACACTATAGCCTTGAATTTATCTTACATTTGCCAATTTAAGGAGAAAAATGGAATGTCTGAACTTCACTCTAGCAGAAAGATTCTAGTGAAAATCATTAAAGAAGAAATTAAATTGAGGAAGGTCAATTGTAAAGAGATTGGTCGAGTTAAAATAAAGTCAACAAAGGAATGTGTCAACCATCAGTATGATTCAACTTTAGTCACATACTCAGCTAACCTGATTAAGAAATTTATCATTAAAGACAACGCCATCAAACCTGAAGTATACTCAACATTCATTGAAGACAGATTGCTAAGATCTTTAGAAGGGCATACTTTTGAGTCTTTAGCTACTTTCAAGTCATCTGCTTCAATTAGGCCACATGATACTGTTGACACTATGAATGAAGATGATTTGAAGAATCCACAAAGAAGAAGAGTGCTAGAGGGTGTCATCTCTTTGTTAGATATTGTTAGTGATTCATCATCTATTTTCAATTCAATCAGTAAGATATTTGACACTTTCACCAAGTCGGAACTAGCTATCATTTTGGCTAATATCTTTCGAAAACCACAAATCGGTAGTGATAGAGAGATTTTTATTTTATCAATCTGTTCTAGAATTCTAATTTTAGGGTTGGAAAGTATGAGTAGATCTATGTGTGAGCTAATTCCTTGGGAAATGTTAACAAAAGGGTCAGAAAAAATTACTAGAGTCTCTTCTCATAAAATGAAGGAGATGAAGGAATACTACATCAAGAAAAATTCTAGTCCAAAAGTTCTTAGATCTTATGACTCTAATGATGCTAGTTCCTGGGCTCAATCTTTTGTTATGAAAATGTTCTTTGATATGTTGAGAGTGTTGCTTCCAAAAGATTACTTGGAGTATACTAGAACAATCTTAAATGTGGTGACGTCAAAGCAATTGGAAATTCCTGGATTACTGTTATCTGAATTTAAAAAGAATCAATCAGAATATGTAGATGTTAACTTAGAAGAACTTAAAAATCAATTTTTAGGAAAGTCTGACTTTAAAGATTTATGCAACTTTCATGGAACAAGACTTAAGAATCGTAGCAATATGATGCAGGGAATTTTGCATTACACTTCTTC